GAACCGTGATTGCCGCTGTGGTGTTTCCCGTGATCCCAACATTGTAGTTTCCAGTAAAAGCACCCATTCCAGAAGTTGTATAAGAGGATGATATTGATGGGTCGAGAACGATGGAATCTGGCTCTTGAACAGCCGCAGCAACCGGGAACATCGGAGGGAAAATACCCGTTTGGGCAGGCGCTGCTTGAGTTCCTGTGTCTTTGAACATTCCATTCGCGTCTGCGAAAAAGGCGGTCGATACAGACGTAAAATCTGTGTTGCAGAATGACTGGATCGAGCACGGCTTACCGCTGAAGGACGTTGAAATCTTGGTCCATGAACCAGGATTCAAACCTGAAATTCGCCAGAGAGCACCATCGCTCGTCACTGCATAGCGGTAATAATTATTTCCTAACTGGCCGAGTTTGAACAACGTCTTGACGCTGCCTGATAGTGGGTAGACCGCACCGCCCAGGATTCCAGTGCTGTTGCAAATTACGCTGCCCAATCTTTGGGCATAGGCCCCTTCCGCCAACTCCTCAACCGAATTTTCATTCAAAAGTCCCTGGGGATCGATCAAGTCATCGACTGGGCGCGCAAAAATTCCTTTGCTCTGGAACAACAAAACATGTTCGGCATAATGAGGATCGGACATAAGAGCATCGTACCGCGCTCAAAGCCGCAGATTCTACCGTTTTCTTGGAATCGGAGTTTTCACGCCAAATTCCGCGATATATACATCGGCGTCTTGATGAGTCTGGAATAGACGGACGTACTGCTTATCCCTAGTCGCATAATCGCTGAAGCGCCCTACGATCTCCTCAAGTCGTTCCAACCTTTGTAGAACTTTCATGGCATCGTCAGTCATGCTTCCCTCGATCCTAAAAGTTCTTCATCTCCTGCCAAACCGCTAGCGCCAACTTCTCGAACTCCAGTACCAGCATTGACCCGACATGCCCACCATCTGTACGCTTCACTACGCCGTTTAGGATGAGTCTTTCCAGAGCGTGATAGGTGGCCTCTCTTGCTCCTTCTATAATCCTCCGTTCGGCGTAATCAACACTGCCGTCTCCGTGACAAGTATGGTGGAGAACGTTTGGCAGGTAGTCTGCGGATTTTAGAGAAGACGGGACAAGAAAAGTATGTTGGCACTGCTCACACCGATAGCCGAAAAAGAACCATCTATGCTCTTCGCGCTTGAGTATTGGGCCTGCTCCCAAATGTGCAGACGGTCCAGCATCATACATCAGCAATCCGTGAACCGGCTCAACTGAAGCGAACCACTGAATGTTCATCACAAAACTATCTTGCCAATAAACGCCAGCCACATCGATCCCAGGCTTTATTCCGCCCATCATCCGAGGAGTAGTCGTGCAGTGTACATACCCCGGCAATCCGCATTCGAGTAAAGCGTCCATCCCCATAATTACCCTCCGTATTTTACCGTCATTCCCGGCGTACTTAATCCCCGCTCATACATTTCCAGAGCGTCTTGCGGCCCGCAACGCGACAAACGAATCTGAATGTCTATCGTCCTGCCGTCTTTCAATCGAAGCAACGCACACAGTTCCGCAAAGATTGACGCCTCAGAATATTCGATTCTGGCTCCAAGATGATAAGCCACATCCTCAAGGAAATAACGTGGAATCACCCCGCTGCGTTTTTGAACGCAAATCAGGTCAAGGTCACGGCCATTACCGGAACGCGCTGTTGACCCATAGACAGCAATCAGGAATCCATGCCTATTCCCAGTCGATTCAAGTTGAGTCAAAAGGCTTGGAATCTCATCGATGCTCCACCTTGGACACGCAGTAGTGTTCAGAGTGTCGTACATGGTCCCCTCCACTTCACAATGGCCTTCGGACCCTCTTTCACAAGAGACGTTGGCCGCTTAATAATTTGTGTCCAGGCCGACTTTAAGTTCCACCAGTCTATGAACACCACCGGGAAGTCATCGCTCGAATCCACACACCGGCCTTCAATCCAACGCTCATGTCGGATCGTTCCGCCCGGTTTGCGGTAGTAGCGGTCTTGGACTAGGACTGTATCGCGCATTGCCGACCTCTCAGAACACCGTCAGGAACGGAGTCGTCAACTTCAATAGTTACCCCGTTCCACGGAGGCATATCGACAAACGGAAGCCGCCACACTTCATGCTGCCCCTCGATCACGTCACATCGTTGCTTGATGTCCGAGTAAGTAGCCGTGTTGACGTAGCATCGATGGGAGCCGAAAGCCTCTTTCGCCTTAAGCCCAAACTCTTCTTTCCAAGTGAACAATTCGTCTACAGTTACGTCCCTCATACTTTTGGATACTCCCCCGGCATTGCCAGTTGCGTAGACATCGGCATCATGGAGCCGTGGTGCGGCTGGCCGATAATCAGGTCTGCTCCCTGTGCTATCAACTTCCGCTCCTCGGCGCTAAATCGAAACCGCACCATCGAGCAGCGGCTTTGATCTTGAAACAGAATCCGGGCGACGATAATGGGGTAGTATTGCTCCTGCTCCAAAGCAACCACTTGCTCTGACTCAACTTCTCTCTCTGTCAATACCGGGCTTATTGAGTTCATCTTTCTTCTCCATTTTCAAAGCCGTTAAAACCACCGCATAGTTGTCCCGCAAATCGGTTCCCAGTTGAACGAATGTACCGCAGTCGGTACACAGCCATCCCTTGCGATGGAAACTCTCGTGTGATCCGAGCATCAGCATTTCGTGTTTGCACTCGGATGCGGGGATCATGACCCGTAGCCGCCATTGCCAAGATTCCTACGGAACGTCAACGGTATAGGACCACTGATCGTCCCATCGGGGTTCACCGTTGTCGTGTCGCCATTTTCCTCCGCAGGAATAATCGTCCCAATACGCTTCCCGTTCTTCTCAATATGGACTTTCATCCCCTTGGAAACGTGGTCAATTACGCTACCCGGCTCAGAACGCAACTCCATCATGGAAACAGTTGCTTCTCTGCCACGATAATCGGTCTTCGGTAAGCCCATTACGCTCTCCCGGCTTTCACGTCCTCATTGAACATCAAGAGTTCCGCCTGCAACTCAGAGAGTAAGTCTGACGTGTCCATGCTCTGCAATGGAACCTCAGTGAGTGCGTTTATCAAACCAGCGGCCCCGCCGAAGAATGTCCGCTTCAAGTCGATGTTTTGTTGCTTCGACAGGTTAGGCGGGAAACAAGCCGCCTTAAATGACTGCCACTGTCTTTCAAGCATTCCTTCCATCACGCCTCCTGAGCCCATATCGCGCGAATCCTGTCTGCGACATTTTTCCACGCTTCTGCGACTGTCTTTCCTTCGCCCTCAACCTTGACTTTTTTGAACGGACTATAGCGCCGAATCGTTACCTTTCCCGGCCAGTCCTCAACCGCATGGGCACTCTTCCAAACAGATTTAACCACCAATTCGTCGTCGCTCACGCCTCCTGCCTCACCAGCGGCCTTCTGCTGGCCTCCTGCATCCTTCGGACGATCTCAGCCATGCAAGCCTCTTCACGGCGCTTTGCGTAGCCATTGCTGGCGTCCTGAGCTACGGTTTCAATAGAGTCTGTCCACTCAGCGTACAAATCTGGGTTGCTCATCTTGCGAACGTCCACCGTCTCACTCCAAAATTTGGAATTACAACTCTTTCAAACTGATCTTTCCGCCATTCTTGTTGATGATTCCAGCCTTGTTGAGCCTGTACACGAGATCGGAAATACTTCCCGCTGCGCAGCCCACATGAATCCGAAGCTGTGTCTGTGTAAGCGCCCCGTGCATGAGAAGCGCGTCTATAGCTTTAGCGGGCATGGGTCCAAGTTTCTGCTTCCAACTCTCCCACACCGCGCTCTTCTGCGGACTAGACGCTGGCGATTCACCAACTCCCATCGCATCAATCTCACCAAAAATGTGCTGTAGACCTTGATATAGAGGCGTCAACACTGTCCGCAACTCCTGCGCTCCACGCGCCGCCGTAGCTGCCTCGCGTCGGCAAGAAGATGCTTCCTCGCGGGCCTCGCGCACTTCTTCGCGTAAGGTGTCGTTTTCCTGTCTGAGTCGCCGCACTTCATCCATCGGGTTGGGTAATGCCGCAAGCGAAAGGCTCATGCCGCCCCTCCAGTCGAAGCTACGAGTTTGGCTCGGAAGGCTCCGAGCGTCTGCGTAAGAATGGCTGGCGCTCCAACCCGCTCAAGGCCGCGAATATAAGAGAATGCCAACCGCAGAGCGCAAAGATTCAACCGCGCCTCCGTGTACTGGTCAATCGCCATCACATACTCGTGTCGATGATCGTGCGTTCCAAGAATCCATGCCTTCGCCTGTTGACGCCACTCGGACAGCTTCTTAAACAATGCAGGATCGCCGCCACCTGGGGAGTCGGGGTGGGCCTTCCTTGCGCGGTCGCGGAATGCCTCGTCAATCTCAGCCAGCGTCGGCGCAGGGCTTTCGAGTCCCAACCCCTGCTGCCAAGAGAAGTCCTCCTTCTTCATTGACCACCATACCGACACGCCAGGGTCGAGACGATCACCCTCAGAGCGGCAGACGAGGATTGACGTTGCTTCCATCTTGTCAAGTTCGCTGGCAAGCATATCTCGGTATTGACCCCACGACTTCTTCCATGAGTGTTGCGGTTTGCGCTCCTTGATGCGCGTTCGTTCGCATCCATCCGGCCACTTCAACTTACATTCCTCAATCAGATCGACTTTCTTAGGCATCCTCTTCCCCCTCTACAAACCGCTCCCCGCAGTCCTCGCAAACGTACTGTCCCTCACCAACAATGGTCAGATCGTCGCTGCCACATTCAGGGCACACGGGAATATCTTCTGGCCCCTCGTCAAGATCATCGTCGAACTCGTCATACTCAAACGCGCCTCTCACTTGACCACCGGCACTCTCTTGCAACGCACACAGGCCAGATGAAGCCGGTACGGATTGTGCCGGTCCCTCACTGGCCTTGGCTTGCAGCCGAATAATTTGCAAATCAATCGCCTCATGTAGGCAGAATACCACCTAAATCATTTTTGAGGGTGTTCGTGAATCAGGAGATGGGCTGGTATTAAAGCCGCGCCTTCTGCCGGGGTCCGTGCGTCCATCTGCTTCATCCAGAACTTCGTCCCCATCACCTTGCAGTCGGCCAGTACATCTTCCGCCCATTTACATTCCATCGGTCTGCGATGAGGACCGGACTCGCCCCCAAATATCATCCATTCGGGAACAATGGGATATCCTCCCATCACTCCATGCAGGCGCACAGGACCAAGCGCAGGCTCATAACTAACGAACGTTGTCAGATACCGGGCCGATGCAGCTTTGAACAGAATCGGCCAGCGCAGATCGTAATTCTCTTGATTCTCGGTCGTTGCACCCAGCCACACGTTATTGTGCTTGAATCCTGCTGGAAGATAGCGCGAATACCGCTGCGGGCGCTTGGTCAACAGAAGCCAAGTGAGATGCGGAGTGGTGTCGATCAACTCCCACAACCGTTCACGCTGGCCCTCTGGAGCCTCGTCGTCCATCACATCAGCCATCGAAGCGCAGAACACTCTCCACGGCTCCCCAGAAGCCTCTGCAAGCCGGTTCCACTTGAGGGGTTCTTTCCAATAAGCATCGCTCATCACGCGGCGTGGAACACCCTTACCCCATCCGTATCCATACCGCTTCGCAAGTGTGCGGGCATAACAGTTGTCGCACCCGTCTGATACCTCAGTGCAAATCCACCAACAGTTGAATGTGCTCGTGCACCAACTTATGCTTGTGTCCTGTCCCATAAAACCCTCCCACATGGCATTGTGAATTCTCTCGGGTCAGAAACCGAATTCTGAACCGTAACCAAAGCCCAGGCCGGACACGTCTCGCACTCGATCTTGTACGATCCTCGTTCGGGTGCCACCGGCAGCTTCACCGTACACTCGGTTCCTGAGCACGTACTCTTCGGTCGTTCGCGGCCTAGCCAACTCTTCCGGTCTGGGGAGGTAGCGCCGATGAAGTAGAGTTTGTGGTCATTCATTGGGACCGTTCTCCCGCGTATACAAACTCGTGCGATAGAGCCACAATGTCGTCCTCTTCTCCATCTAAGGAAACTCTCATGCGAGCTACGTCTCGCGTAATGATGTTTACCAACTGCGGATGATGTGGGCACTCCGCGCCTTCGGTCCTGCCGAAAATCTCGCACAAGGCTGGCCGCACCGGATACACCGCGCATGTCCAATTCCGCGTGTCCACAAAAGCGCAAGTCAACTTCCCTCTCTTTTGCGCCTTTAGCACCGCGTACTCTTCAGCCGGTACGCTCGCCAGATGTTTTTCAATTGCCGCGAGACGATGCGCCGACAAAGGGACTATGCCGCAACAGTCGGCATGGCAAGTCGAGCATGGCAATTTATCACTCATCATTGGTTCTCCAAATTTTGGAGTCGGCTTGCCGCGTCCTTCCAAGCCTCTTCATCGGTCCAGTGGATGCCGCTTAGGATCACGTAGCCAACCAATGCAGGCGGGTCCGACTGCTCCCGTGGACGGCGTATCTCGACACGCGACCTGCGCCAATATAAATACGCTGTCGGGTATTTACTAAAGACCTTTTCCTGATATGTCATGGTTCCTCGCGTATTCCACTACTCTTGCTTTTACGGTCGCTGCGCTAGGCTTACAAGGCTCGCTACTGCGTAGCGGCCTTGTGGGGAATGTTTCTGCTTCTGTCATTTGCCTCTGCCTCTGTAATGTGCATCTGCTTTCTGCCTCTGCTTTCTGCTATGTGTGATGTTACGGTAACGTAACGCTACGTAACGCCGTTACGATATTGCTTCCTTCGCTCTCGAAGTTTTCTTTGTCGGTCAGCGGCAGTATGGTCTTTGTCCCTATATTTCATGAAGTTAAGGATTAAAAAGCCGCCGTCAGTACGAATCATTCGCCTGCCATCGAACTCCGTTGATCGGCTTTCAATCTCAGGTTCCCCCAACCTTCGAAGAGCATCTAAGCCAGCATCTTTGTCGACGCCGGCCCGGTTAATGATTCCAAGGCTTGCGGCTGGTACGAAGCCGTACCAACCTGGGGGAGCCTCGAAGTCGGTGAATTCCAACTGACCAACCTCAATTTGTCGAGTGGGATCTTTGAACTCTCTTGGTTCTGCCATTAGAAGAGCTGTGATGAAGATTTCTCTGAGGTCGCGTTCAATCCAGAGCGTAGAATCGAGGATTTTGGTGTCGAGTTTTACGAATGCCATTCGCACAAAGTAACACCTGTCACTCCGTTACGCAAGACATTTTTGCAGCATTTGTGGAAGTCTGGTATGATTCTTTTGTGATAGGGGCGTACCGCGCCCACACCTTTTGGTTGCCTCCATTTGCTGTTTCACTTACCTCCAGCCCCGGCCTCAAAGCCGGGGTTCCTTTTTGCCTGTTTCCCACTTTTACACAATCCGGTGTATCCTGCCTACATGGACACGATTTCCACATGCGATCTGTGCAAATACTGGCAGTGGCGGCTGAGAGATGTAAGCCGATCTAAAGAAAAAGCTATCGAAGCCAACACTCAGCGCCAGTTGAACGGATGCTCAACCGAATCAATCGGCGGCTTCCATGATGATTTCCTCTCAGTGAGACACGCTCTTGTGCGGCATAGACTCTCCGCGCATGGTACGGCATAATGATTGTCGAAGTCTGGAGCCTCAAGAGAGGTATCATCGACCCACCAGAGCCGCTGGAACCTGAGCACAGCGCATGGGTTGAAGACCTCTGGTGGAGGCAAAACAACCCCGAAGAGTCTGAGTGAATAAGCTATTGGGGAACGCTGCGGAGAGAACTTCCTATTGCATCTGGGGATCGTTAATTATGTCACTCAGCATCTTGCAGACCTTTACCCCGAACTGGTAGCGGCTTGCAAAGTATTTCGCTAAACCTGGGTTCCTGGCTTCACCGTCCTTGGAGAACGCGAAACTGAGGGTTCTGTAGAGGATGTACTGAGTTAGGCAGTCCGGCACGATGAAGCCGTCTCCCCACCCCATAGTCTGCGCCTGCCGCTGCGCGTAGACACACTCCAAGCTAAGATTGTTCCCCATCCTCGGCCAGATGCCGACGTTCTGGATGCCGATTTTATCCCTAAACCAAACCCTCGGCTGGCTCAACGCCTGCTGGCTCCATCCGTAGAACATCGAATCGAGATTGCTTTGTGAAGTCTCCCTCAGCGGATACGACTCGTAAGCTATCCTGACCGGAAACAAAGAATCGGCCGGCAGCGGCGTGTTCTGCTGCATGAACGGGACTGCGAGTGTCGCTAAGTTGTAGCAGAGCGGAACGTCCGTATAAAAGTCCGAGCAAGCCGATGAGATGTACGCAATCATTTCTGCTTGCGTAAAGAGCGGATCTGTCGGATACCGCACCGGGAACGTGCTTCCGTTTATCCATTCCCCGGCAGCGTGCGGGTTGGTGAACGTTGCAGTGAAGCTCACACCCACGTTCACAGCCGTGACCGTAACAACTTCGAGGTTCCCCCCGGTCACTCCGCAGACAAGTTGAGCGCCAGTGTAAAAACAGACCGTAGGAACCCACACTGCCGGATCGGCAATCGGAATCGTTTGTGAGCCGGATGTGATCGACGCAGGGAACGTCTCGTTGATGACCGGCTGAAACAGCGCATAGCTCGCGTCTTGAAGTCGATCTATGACTCGGAGAAAACCGGAGCCGATAACAGGAGCAGCCATCAGTCCTCCCAGTCCGGCAAATCAACGGTTTGTCCTGCCAGGGAGTGCGTCGAGTCTCCAAGGAATTGAATGCGGCCATCAGTCACGAAACTGTGGCAGCGGATGCAAATGAATGAGTCCTTTTCCTTGGGATGTTCCGCATTGTAGGTACACCAGCAACGATCTGTATTTGCTCTGTCGGGAGCGTAATGTCCAGACTGGAAAAGCACGCTTGGTTGAAGGGTTGGAGCATCTACGCTCCCGTTCCATTGCCACGCTTTTTCTCCACTGACACGCAAGGTGTGGGACATGCCGCAACCGGGACATTTGAAAGAAGCGCGGCCTTCTGGTTCAAGACTCAACTTCGCCATGCAATCATTTTCTACTCAGCGGCTTATGGAGTCCACTGGAATCGGCTTGAAGGTTCTGGCGATGTATTGGGCAAGCGCAAAAGGAATCTTGGCGATCATGGCACTTGCGGCCTTCCTTGAATCGCTGCGGCTCCCGTGAGCCGCAGCGCCATCTTGGAACCATTTATCGCCTTTGCCATTCTCTCTGACTCCCGATATGCCGGATTGCTTTGTTCCGCCCTGCTTCCCCGGCCAGTTTGGATCGCTAAAACAGTCCCCGCCGTGTTTGATTCCGTCGCGGTATCTCTGCGCTGCCGTCACGTTGAAGCCTACGCTCTTGCCTTCTGATAGGCTGATGCCGGGAACCTTTCTGCCATCTGGATTTTGTCCTGTAACGGTTTGGCCGGGACCACCGATTGCGAACCATGAGCCGCCGTTGTTTTTTAATCCTTCTGCACAGGCATCTTGTCCTTGTCTTCCATCCTTAAACCAATCGCCGCCCGGTCCCTTGCGGCCATCTTGATTAGCCGCTATCTCAGCGTGCATCACTTCGCCCGGCCCCATATTATGAGTTCCCCACTTATTTTCTGCGTCGTAACTTAGGCTTCGACCGGATGTTTTCGTTCCACGGTTCTTACTATCCGCGATCTTGAACCATGACCCCGGTGGATTGTCTGTGCCGTCTGGATTTGCTTTCTTACCCATACTCTCTACGGCGGCAGTTTGAAAACTGCCGCCATCTCCATCGAATCTAAACCCAGGAACTTTCACTGCCTTCATCGCAGAAACGCTGATTCCAAATTTTGGAATACCAGCAATGATCCGATTCCCAACCATCCCCACGTCGCCCCAAAGATAGTACGAGCCGTAGTTCGCTCTCGCCCTGCCAACCCACTTCTGCGCTCCTCTCACGTTCTCGATCACGAGCGGAATGTAATGGCCAGCCGCTTCGATCGCTTCCCTCTGAATCCGAAAGCACGAGTTAAATAGTTCGATGAACAACTTCGGATCAGGACGTGGATAGTCGCGCTGCCATACGCGCCAACTAAGCAACTCGACATGTGACATCTTGCTTTCTGGCTTGTCCCACCATTCAGGATCGGGAATACCAACTTCTTCTGGAGACAGTGCCCTTGCTCGCTTCCACGGCATTGCGCGATAACTTGGTTCCTGACAAGGGGGCGATGCAACAATTACGGCGGCGTCTTTGCACTCCGAGCCGTGGATTGAGCGCACGTCACGAATGATTAACTCGCCCGGATAGCCGCCACTACCGTAGTCATGCGCCTCGATGTCGAAGCCGCGGCAGTGGTAGCCTTCGGATATGAATCCTTCAGCCCACCCACCTAAACCTGAATAGAGATCGCAACAGATTGGTTTGTCGTCCATACTGCGTACATCATACCGCCTATTCAGCGGTCTTGGGGTTGACCTGGCTCCTGCCGCCGTAAGCAGAACTCAAGCTACACGAGCGAACGCCCCGTGGAATTTGAGAGCAGCCGCGCAGTAAGCCGCATAAGCCAATTCAGGTGTTGAGAAAATTCCGAGGTATATCTTCTTCCTATTGACGCATATTTGTGCTGTCCACTTCCCGGTAACCTTATGCCAACTTACGCCCTTATAGCCGCTCTTATTCGTACACGGTTTCTTCGTGTTCTGCATATTCTCTGCACATGAGGCAGGGCGGACGTTCTTCCTACGATTGTCTAAGGTATTACGGTTACTGTGATCTGGCTTCGGAATGCCAGCGATTTCCCTGTGCATATACACTGAGGTTTTGTGATTCCCATCCGCGTGACGAACAGCGTAGAAACAATTTCCTTTTTTGTCTTGTTTTGCAAACCATTTCGCCTTCATGAGCCAGTAGTAATCAATTTCATCAACTATGGCCCAGAGTCCACGAGTAAGCGGAATGAGACGACAGTACACGTCGTCGATCTTGAATGGTTTGGCGTCTTCAATAACCGGTCGAATCTTGCTTTGATGCCCTAGCACATAACGGCATGGATATCCTTGCTTGACGCCGAATTTCCGGCTTGTCATCGTGCAGATTTTAGTTTTCTCGCCGCATTCACAATGGCAATACCCGTACCCAACCTCGCAGTCGGGACCACAGAAGATACATGTTGGTACAATGATTGCTGAGGGTGTCATAGTCGCTCCAATCCAGCGATGAGGCTTGCCGGGAGGTCGCACTCCCTGACACCCTTAATTCTACTCTATAGTCTTGGAATTTACAGTCGATTTTGCTCCGTAGGCCGCTGAGAACGTAAGCGAGTCGATCCGATTTTGGAACAGACTGAGATCCTTAAGCTCATTCATGTACTCCTCGAACACAATACCTGCCTCGTCCGCTTCCTGTCCTGCCTCTTTAGCTCTCAACTGAGCCGCCGCGTACTTGGACAGCAAATCGGAGAACTCACTTTGCAATGGAATGGTCTCATTGCCTGTTAGCGGCCTTGGGGTGTTGATCGGGCAAGCGATGAAGTCAATGACCACGTTAGCCTCCGCGACCAATTGCGGATAGATGAAGAACCCCGAAACACCCAACGGCCCCCAACCGATGATCTGTGTCCCCGGTGTCATCTGGCCCCAGCCGGGGTTCATCTGATCCAAGCCACTCAGAGAGGTCTTCCTAATGGGATATGGCGCTTTCATCCTCAACGGCGCCACAATGCCCACAGGGACCGTAGGGCTCGCGTAGAGGCCCCCTCCTGACGCCTGAAGGCTGAACCACGTCGTATTCGCTGCCAAGGTCACCTGGACGCTCACAAGCTGCACTACGCCGGTTATGAGAGACGCTTCGAAGATCCCGTCAACCATCGCCGGATAGACCTCGCCGGTCAGCGACCAGAAAATTGGTCCAGATGGAGTAGCCGAAGGCAGGGCCTCCTCAACTCTGGACAGCACATCCGGCAACAAATCCGAGAGTACCAGTAGCGCCACGGTTCCCTTTCAAAAGCAAAGCCGCCCAATGAGAGCGGCCTTGACTTGGATTCCAAAATTTGGAATCAGATGATGATTGCCGCCGCACCCATCTTGTCATTTAGCGTCCCGGCAACCCACATATCACTTGTCCTGATGGCGTTCCATTGTTCGACACCGAAATTGTCAGACCCACTAACTAAAATCTCTTGAAAAGCACTGCCTCCACCTACATTCGTAACAGTGCTGTCAGAGCCTTCCCAGATGCTCCCTGAATTATTCGTGATGTTGTTCATCCTGAGAACAGCGCAAGCAATACTCAGAACGATCTGCGTCCCACTCGGCCAGTTCGATACCGGAGCATCGCCTTCAGATATGCAAGAGAGAACGTTGGTGCTGGTATTGACTGCATTGACCATCAAGCAGTTCGTCGGACTCGATCCACCAAAACCGAGAACGATGCGGTCGCCTATTTGGTACTGGGAGGCTTTCGCAACCGGCACGAAGTAGAATCCGTTCGGCTGCTTCAAGTTCTTGAAAGCCGCAGTCAGCTTGTCTCCGAAGAGAGGCTGTGCGGCTCCGGTGATAGTTTGTAGTCCCCAACTTCTGATCATGGCCGGTCCTTTTCATCCCACATTGCGTTCCCTGCCTTCGGAGAGAAGAACGAGCACTCTCCTCCACGTGGGTCTGGAATCAAATCGAACTCCGTTGACCTGGGGATGGCAGTTGATGGACTGATCTCCGATTCCGGCTGCACAAACCGCCTCTGCACCGTTGCCTGCATGTCTGTCGATTGATTCTTCTTCATCTGCGTACCTCCCCTACCGTTACACCGTGAGGCAAAACCTGTCCTGGCGGCGTTTGCCAATTCTCTCGCGGCATCCTCGGCTGGTCCCAGTTCGACCTGTTCTCATTCAAGACTACACTCGAACATCCGTGCTCTTTCTCAAGCCGCTGAAGATGCTGCATACTCTCGACGTGAACCGGCTTCCCTGTGATCGTTGTCGTCACGAAATCAAATGCGCTCTTGGCTACGTTCGGCAATACTTGGCCACGGCCGTAGAAGCAGTCCGTACAGAGGAAGGCTTGTCTTTCAGCGGAATACACGAACCCGCCGCCGCTATATACGGTATGCTTCAAGCATCCTTCGTTAGCACAGTAGTTCTTCTTGTATGCCAAATTCAGTTCCTCGAAAATCATTATGCGCTGTAGGACCAAGCGGCTTCAATTGAAAACCGTTAGCGGTGCATCTGACCCCAAAGCGAGTTGTCGCCGCCTACATTCACTTCGTCGTTGTAATCCCACTGCACAGCTTGCTGTTCCAGACCCTCGTCGGCGTTCTCCATCTCAAGAAGGTCTTTCTCGAATTGCTTCTCCTTGTTGGCCGCAACCGTAATCGCCGTCATTGGGTCGTAGTAAGTGTTCTGCTTGGGTCGATACTGAAGAGCATCCGCAATCGCCCCGGTCACCACAAGGTCTGACCTGATCCACGCCTGCGGTGAGTCGCTATCGAGAATCATGTTCGGCGGTTGTGTGTAAGCCTCAAATGGGAAGGTCTGAGCCGCATACGGAGAAGGCCACACTTCGACCTGAAACTGTCCGTCTGGGGTCGGAGGCCGCGTAGCCATCGTTGTAGCCCAACCCATAGACGCTCGCCATTGGTCACGAGCTTCAAGTACCTGGACAGGGACACCAATCTCTAAGGGCCAACCGAACAAGGCGTTTGACGCCCATTTCAGCCTCTTAACATTTGCCCCGAAACTTATGTAAACCTCTAAAATGTAATACGCGCCACTGAAGCTCGGTCCTGGGTATGGAGTGTCTAGCGTCAACTGCTGCAACCCTGGATTGACGAAGACGATGGTTTGGTAAGGCTGTGTGAACGTCTGCCGGAACTGAAGCCCAACAAGAGCAGGAGTCCATGCGGTCCCGATCCCCTGAACGATGTTGCTGTTGTAGGTGACCGTGCAGGTTCCCGTGGTCTGGATGTTGGGGACATTCGCTACGCCGCGTACCTTGGTCGCATACCACGATCTGCGGTCGATGATCTGCCGCATCCGGTTATTCACCATGCGGCCAGCTACTTCGGAGTCTACGTTCGAATTCCAGTTCGTGACTTCACGAAGCATGGTGCCAAAATTTGACTGCACCGAAAACGCTTGGCTGTACGGGCTACTTCCGACTTGGAAGGGAAATAACGGCGATGTCAGGACTACAGGCATCTAGGCTCCTAGCGCCCGCTGGAGCGAGCCTTCTTCTTGCGCCATGTTTGATCTGCGACCTTGCCGCGAGGAAGGGTCTTACCGGGCGCTCCACTGTCATACCGCTTATTGTTGGCCCTTACCGTCTCGTTGTAGTTTGTATTGCGAGGACCGTCTTTCTCAATCTGATGGAGTTCTGTACCAAACGGCTTCAAGGCTCTCATCTTCGGACTCGCGCTGATTGTTTGGGTCGCCATGACTACGACCGTCCCTTCTTCATCCCACGCATCATCTTTCCGGTTGGCTTCTTCTCGCCCCGCATGATCTTCGAACCGCGTGAACCCTTATTCTCGCTGCAACGCTTCATGGTTAGCTCCTCGCTTTCATTCTCTTCTTCGAACGGACCTTCCCGCCCTTCCGCAAACTGGCAAGGTTGGTGATCGGGCTAAGCACTCTTAGCCATGTCGGGACTCCACCACCACTCTTTTTTCCCTGCTTGCCTTGTGGTGATTTCATCCTATCGTTGTCGCTCCAATTGCCGCTGTCTGCCATGACTACCTCGATTCCTTGCCGCGCTTCTTGTTTGTCAAAGTCATTCCCGACCGCTTCATCAACCGCTCTACAGGCTTACGCTTGTTCGCCGGTATAACCCTTTCATTCTCATGGGCGACAATCAACACCGGCTTGTTCTTTCTCGTCGCCATTACTTCCTCGGCTTTACTCTTGACTTCCGTGCCTTGACACGCCCACCCTTTTTGAAACTTACGGGCGTGATCCTGTCACTGGCAGACCTATCCATGAGGCTACTTCCTTCTGAACTCAGAGTCCGTCCAGCCGCCTTCAAACCTTCTTTCCACTTTCGATCTTGTTTTGAAGCAGGGCTTGTACTTGCATTGCCTGGATTTACTCCATCGCCGCCATCAGGCATATCGTGCTCCTCTCAAAACGAAAGGGGCAGGGCCTAAACCCCGCCCCTTCGGTTAATCGCCCATAGAGGGCCTTACAGACCGGCAACTAGCAGATCAAACGAGTAACTGGCAAGGTTGGTCCCAGGACCGATTTCTCCCAATGGAGCGTTGGCGCCAGAATCCTGAAAAATCTGCAACTTCTGAGTCGCGGTATTCCACTGGGGGAAGTAAGCCGAACTTGGCTCAGGTCCGACAGTTCCTCCAACCGGAACGACAAACAACACCTTGGTCAAACCAACGTCGCCTCCGGTAAGAGGATTCCCACCGATTCCCTCGATGAGATACCCGCCCGAAGCATAGTCGGAGATCCCAGGTTGCAGGGTGACAAGCTCCCCCCTCAGATTTCCAAGAGAGAGATCGCCGTCCGGGTTCTTCGTGATTGTTGCCATGAACGGCCTCCCTTAGATGATGTCGCAGCCAACGAGCACGTCGACCTGACCGGCTGTGATAGCCGACAAAACCGATGCCTGTCTGCCGAACGGTTGATAGGTTGCCGAGCTTCCAGCCGCGATTGAGTTCATGCTGAGAGTTCCTGCAACCGGAACTAGCCATGAGCCAATCCCAGCATTGGAAGAACCAGAGCAATACGCCTGCGACAAGAAGCCTGCGACTTGGATCAGGATGTAGGAACCGACAAGCCCCGCCGCCGTCAGAGACGTGAGCGATGTCGTGTTGACCATCATGAACCCAGCAGGGAAATTCAACCCGAGGGTCGTCCCTCCCAATGCCTCAGTCGTGATGCCGGTGACTGTCGTGTAGGTTTCGTCCGTCCAGTAGACCGGAGCCGGAGCGCCAGCGGTTGTCAAGTTCGCCGTAGTGATTGCCGAGGTCGACAAATACTGGACGAGCATGAAGATTGCCGGAGAACCGCTTGGATTCGCCTGCAAACTCGTAGCGCCAGTGGTTGTACTGGTTACGCCGAAATACCTCTGACCGAGCACTTGGTTCTCGCCCAATCCCTTCCACGGAGCAAATGCGGTCGTGGGGTTGTAGAGATAGGTACGAGTTAAGCCTGTGTCGATCTGAAGAAGTTGATTGCTTACACCGAAAATTGCCATGTCATTCTCCTTTTCTCACAGGCCGCTAAAGTTCAGATTAAACATGAGCCTTGGCGCATCGAACACCAAGTCGCCGTCATAGAAATACTGGCCGGCCACGTCGTCAGTGTTCTGCGCTTCCTTCCACCCCGAGAACCCGAAAGCGTACTTCGGAATCGTCGACACGTAGAAGAAGATGTAGTTGGTGTTGAAGCCGTACATCTGGTAGGCACCGCCCAGCGTACTCAGGTACTGGTCGACAACCACCTGGCCTCCACTCCAGAAGAACGAGCGGAATCCAACGTGAACGTCGGAGGTCTCGTCATTGAACCGCTGTTGCGGCTGGAGCTTGTTCCACATAGCATCCCACACCGGCTGTGTGGTCGTAATCATGTCGACCTTCTCCTGGCCGAACCATGACGCACCGTAAGCCGTCTGCACAGCGCCCAGCGAGAATGCCGATGGAGCCGCGTAGTAAGCGTTGATGCCAGTGTTAGCCGCCGATGCGATGTCGGTTCTGGTGACACCGCCATAGGTCGGATAGTTGGCCGGGATATTGATGGCCGCTGCCGCGCCGTCCAGATCGGTCGTAGAGTTCAACGAAGTCGAACCGTCTAGGCCGCCGTCTCCGTACAGGTTAATCGCAAGCAACTGCGCCATCGTGCCGGAAGCGTTAATCATCTTCGAGCCGATGAAACTCAAAGCGCCTTCGGGACCACGGTTCAAAACCTGATCGGACCCATACAATGTGACGTTTACATAATATTGCTTCACATTGAAATAGAGCGCCGTGTCGGTCTGCACTGCGGATATGTCGAAGGCTTGGCCGCGCTGGTAGGAGCCGCCCTTGAGCGGCGCGTACATGATGTTGTGGCGGATCGTTAGACCGCCCTCGAACTGGAAGCGTCTTTTGTTCTTGAGCCGAGTCAGGACCGGCGAGTTCTTGAACACGGAGTCCACGATTCTCGGTACGATCTTGTCAACGGTTTTGCTCGTGAGGTCATTATAAGTGAGCACGTTAAAGCCTCGATTCCGCCCATTCGGGCCTGAGATGCTGACAACTCGGCTTTCGCCGCTTCATCGTTCAACAGGCTCTGCTAACGCTTCCTGTTGACTCATCCCTGCCAATCCCGAGTGGGTTCTGCACGAGGCTTCCCGCTTACAGATTGCAGTTGCGGTTTTGAAAGAACCGCAAAACTCTAAACCTTGCCGGCCTGGATCAATTCCTTTGCTCCCTCGACAACTCCTGCTTGTACGAGATCGCGTACATCAACCGGACCCTTGTCGCTGCCTGCGCTGTCATCCAACGCCTTTTGCAAAAGTCCCTTGGCATCACCGCCAAACTGTTGCGGAATGAAACGCTCCCCGCCGCCCGCCGGCATTCCACGATCCGCAAGCCGCTTGTTGACTTCAGCTTCGATGTCGGCCTCACGCTGCTTCTTGGCCTTCACTGGCTCCATCAGTTTGTCTTCGAGAGCGTAAGGGTCAAACTTGTTCTCCTTACTCATCATCTCGAAAAACTCTTTCTGCTTGTCCGGCGTCCACTTCTCCCCGGATTCCTTCTCGTATCGTAGCGCCACAACTCCATTGGCTGCGGCAAATCCAGCTACAAACGGGATGGTCTCCGAGTTGAACTTCGCTTCACGGGCCGTGAATCCATCCTCTACGGCCTTCTTCGTCTCGGCTGCGTAGAGTGCGGTTGCTTCTTCCCGCGTCAAACCGCCAGCTTGCTTGGCGATCTCCTGAACTTTCTTCGTAACCAGTTCGTCCAACTGCTTCGGGTCCATGTCTCCTCCAAGAGCTTTTGCCGCTTCAATCTGCCGTTCGAGTTCTGCCTTCTGGTCAGTCCAAAGGACTTTCCCTTCAGAATCGAGAACGCCTGCCTCTTCCAGAGCATGAAGTCTGTCGTAGGCTTCCTGCGACCAAGGCTCCATCTTTGCCTTGTACGCCACGGCTTCCTCGTACACAGTCTCTTTCGACTTCAACTCGTTCTGCTTGCGGCTGTAGTCGTCTTGGCGAAGCCACCCGCCTTTTAGTTCGGGTTCCTTTGCAAAAAGGTTGTCAATGAGCGTCTTCTCTTGGGCACTGAGCGCAGAGTAAATCTCTTCAAAGGTCTTGACTGCCATCTCCCTTGTCCTTCCTCGCTTCCCTCATCGGGCTCCGTCGAGGCTACGGGCTGCGGGTGTTAATGATTATCCGGGCATCTGCCCCGGCATCGGAGGTAACTGAGGTTGCGGTGGGGGTGCGCCTGCTCCAGCCGCCGGAGGAGGACCTGCCATTCCCCCTGGCTGAGATTGAGGCCCCTTTTGCTGCGCCATTGCCGCTCCGGTCTTCAAGATGGCGATGGCTCTTGTTGCATAGGTGCGGAACGTGTCGTCGTTCACACCCATTGCAATTTTCTCGATTGTCGAAACAGCCAAATCGATTTGGTTCTTGCCCACTTGCTCTTGAGCTTGCCCAATTGCTGAACCGAACCCGCTGCCGCCTGGAGGCCCCATTTGGGCCTGGGCTTGTGGTGACATCGGCGGTCTGTCGATTGGAGGCATCAGAATTCCGAGTTCCCAACCTGCGTTTTGCCGGTCTTCACGTTGACACTCGTGCCACGCGGTTCAACCGTGGTCATATCGCCTTCGTCAATGAAGGTTCCAACGGCTGCGAACTCGCCCTTCTTCATCTTCGGCGCCGAAGTCGCATCATAGTGACCGCCTACTGCAATGGGTGCGGCCATGCCCTTTCCATCTTTCATGTGATTCCTCGTCGGATGGTTTGCTTGAGTTAAGGGGAGAGCTTTTGGCCCTCCCCCACTTGCTGCCGGTCAAAACCGGCTAGCTCCGATTAGCGCCGTCCGTGCTTGACACGGGCCTTCTTGCCACGCTTGGTCTCGAACATGGGATGCTCCTTTCCGGGTAGTTCGCCCTGGGTTTTATTTCGCCGGTGTTCTGGTTGCGGCCTCTCACCGCTGTACTGCTGGCGATCCCCGGAATGGATACCGGAGGTCTAATGCAGCAAGTAGTTAACTTGCCTCATTGAGCAAATGATTAAACAATTGTCCGAATGATTTCAAGCGAAATCGTAAAGAGAAAATTATTTATGGTGTGCCGCTCCCGGCTTTATGCCAGCAGCAGCCGCCGCAAGCGCCATCTGCTTTGCCTCTTCCGCAAGCTCTTCATCGTTCTCTTTCTGGTCTATATTCCAATCTGGAACAGCGATGGCAAAAAACTTCTTGCGGCTCAAATCTCGATTCTTTCTCAGTCCGGCCGCAATCGAAATACGGTCCTGGCGCTGGAATCCGAACAACGATCCCTGCTCGCATTCAAAGCCGAACTTACGGACGTGCGATTCAGAGTTCACACCTTCAGGTATCAAACTTCCCGGCCTATCGTCGATGTCCTCTTTCGTTAGTCCATCCATACCGAGAGTTTCAACGCGCCTTGCAGCGTCATAGAACTGTAGTGCTGTTCCGGTCCACAATTCTCCAACTTCATTCACGCCCGTCTCAACGTTTGCGGCTTTGAACCTGATTGGTGTTGTCTTCGAGAACTGAATCTTTTCGAGTGTGTCTCCACCTGGAACCTGCTTCTTCCCGAGAGCTTGATTAACAGCATCGGTCCCTGAGTTCTCCTTGATCGTCCTTCTGAGCATCTCAAGCACTGGCAGTGGGTAGTTTCCAATATTTGGAGGAGCCTGCCACGTCGGACCTGTAATGGCATTCGAGTTGAAAGAGATTTTCAGGTTTGGCTTGTTGGCGTCTATAGCCTTCAATGCGTCTGGGTGAATAGCCGATTTTGGAGCCATCAAAGCCGGTGCTAGTGCTCTCTTCACAGCCAACAACAATCCCGACATAATCTGGTTCATGATGTCGTTTGTGTCCATCCACGGCTTCAATACACTCAAAGCGTACTGCTGCCACGGGACCGAGTGAAGACCCATCAAAACGAATGGCCTCTTGCGGTGGTAGTAGGGGTTGGGCTCATCGTATAGGGTCACTTTGTTCGAACGAATCACAAGCCTCCCACGAGGATAGAGCTTCTCTTCTGGTTTAACCCAGTATCCCCACGGTGCGCTGTTTGGGCTCTTTCCATCCCCAGGCCCCATCCATAATGTGTTGCGGCTTTCATTGATCGAATCGTCGTTCATCCAGAACTCGACTACTTCTGCCTCTGGATACTTGCTTCTCGCGCTCGACGCCTCAGACCCTCCCATAATACGTTTCCAGCCGGAATTCAACTGCTCAAACAATTGCGGCATGACCGTTGGAGGAACCTGTGGCTCAACACCGTAGGTGCTGTAATCTTCCTGCGGACGAACGTGCTTGCCCATATTCGGATAGGCTCTCTTGATCCAGTCGAGCGTCTCCCGGCGCCGGTAGATCACCATCTCGTCTTCTTGAAGATCATGAGGTCTTGTAGGCCCAAGCCGCATCAGGGCCTTGGGGTTCAAATGCTTCATGGAGATGTCGGCGTCACACGCATCCCCGCTCGTCCCTCTGGCAAACCGATTCCAGTAGAGGAGGACCGGCGAAGTCGTGAACATTCCGAACATTGTCCAGAACGCAAGCGTTTGATTGAATTTGTCCCTGCGAGCCCAACCCTTGACCATCGCATTCAGAATCTTTGCGGTCTTCGAATAATCACCAGCAAACCCAACTTCCGAGATATGGAAGATCGGCCTTACATCGGTGAGCAGTCCTATCGTCTCCCAAAAATTCGAGAGAACCTCGTTCGACACCGGCTTTGGCCTGTAATTGGGGAGTTTCTCGCGCCATTGGATTCCGGCCAGATAATCGATAGCCTCATCCATTGCCTTCAGTTCTGGAGTGGTCTTTTGGCGCGCAATTCCCTCGCTGAAACAGCCGTCAAGGAAATCGGCCATCTTGGAATAATATTCCAACAGATAGCGGTCTTCTACTTCAGGAGTCTTCGGAATGGGAGCTTGAAAGTCTGCCATGTCGTTTTAATCGTATCTCTCAACAGTTCAGTTTGCTACGGAAATCAGAGCCAGTTGTTCTCAACCACATGCTTGATTACGCGCTCTGCCCACAACTTTGCGGTCTCCCCCTGGTCGCGGGCCTTCTCGACTACGGCACCGTAAAGACTTCCCAAGTTGATTAGTACGGCCCCCGGATTGCGCCCCTCGTAAATCGCAACGTCCTTCTTCGCTTCATCTGCAATCAACTTGGCGGTTTCAAGTTCCATCGAGAGGTTGTAGACCAACCCAAACAACTCAGATGCGCTTTCAGGCCGCTTTCCCAATAGTTCCTTCATCCGTTGGAGATCCGCTTCGGGAACGATCACTACCTCCCCCTCAGCCAGCATTTGAATCAATCCAGAGACCGTTGCGTTTCCCCTGTCTCCAAACTTAGCTTCAAACTTTGTCTTCGCGGTCGGCGGTACAACCACTTCCATCTTGACGTGGTTCGGCTGGACCATCACTGGCGGCTTAGACTCTTCGTACTTCACTTGCGGGTTCAATCCAAGGAACGCTGCGGTGTCGTTCCATGAATGGCTACTGTTGGCCGAGCACACTAGCTTGCGATGTTCGGCGTTGACCTGTGCTCCGCATTGCGGGCAGGCATAACGGGTTTTTACGATTGGCACTTTCTTTCCCTCCTCATTCCAAATTTTGGAATCACTGGTACTTCCAAGCATCCGCATCGCTCATCACTTCTTCGCTGGCGTGACGCGAATCGTAATCCGCTGCGGTTTGTGAGTCGATAAACTCGGCCGGAACTCCTTCGTCAAACATCTGCTGCTGTGTGCCAGGGCGATCATGAATCGGACTAAATCGACTATTCTGAAAGTCTGATGGCACTCGCACCGTCTTCTCAACCAACTTGCCTTCTTCGTTCTTCCGCTTCAAAACCAAATCCGCCATCGCTCCGTGTTCGTTGACGATGTAGGAGCCGATCATCCTCTTTGAAAACTTCTCGGCCTCGAATGGAGAGCTTGATCGGTACTGCTCAACTTGAACAGGCATTCCCTCGAATATGACCCTCTTGTAGACGATGTAATTGTTTTCGTCCTTCTTGCCTTCTACTGGCCGTTGTCGCCGCTCTTCGAACTCACCTTCATGGCCGCAGTAAAGAGCGATTATAAATGCCATCACAATATCGTCATGGGCACCTTCTCCCTCCGCGCCATCCTCAGTGAAGTCTCTCAACTCATCGATCAAATACTTGTTACGGATGAGCACCTGATTGTCGAGCATCATCTTCGACATGTGCGCTATCAGAGTCCGCTTAGATTTGTAGTCGGTCCACCATCCAACGATGTCAGTCATGAAGTGCTTGAGGCGGTCCATGCGCTTGAACCGATAAATGTTTTCGTATTCGTAGTCACGCATCAGACGAGTGTTGGTTGCCATGCCAAAGGAATTGACTTCGACAGCCGCAAGAGCTTCGTTGTAGTACCAGCAAAGAGCAAGCACAATGTCTGTAAGGTTGTACGGGTCCATGTACCCATGCCAACTTGCAACCTGTTCATCGAGTTGATGGCCGTCACCGATCTTGATTACTTCACAGCAGGAATAATCCGCACCTTTCTGCCCTAAAGCAACATCGGCGGATACGACGTATCTAGCCCCTGGAATCCGCTTCTCCCACATGTGCAAGCGGTTTTCGTTCTCCGGGTATGACGCCTTTTTAACAAGTCCAAGCAATTCCCCTTTATCGTCACGCGGATTTATTTCCGTCATGTGGAGATGCGGCAACCACTGAGTAAAATCAAAACTGATTTCTCCAATCCATCTTGGTTCTTCAGTCAATTTGCTGTAGCGGTTGATGACCCCTCTAGGAATTGCGGAGATGATTGCGTTTTGGAATGACACTTCAGCGGTGACCGGATACTCTTGGTCGAAAATCATATCGTCGCCGTCAGTGGCGATGAATTCCTCCTTCGTCTTTCGCATCCAGTTGATCGTTTCATTCGATATAGTGATGCCATCTTTCTTCTTTATCTGCTCAACCATATCTTTCTCTTCGAGAGTCAGTGTAAATGCTTCTCCCTTTGGGATTGGTAGTGAGTAGGTCTTCGGTCTCCGATAGAACGGAATGAAGATCGGATGCCAATCAACCGATCCAGCCTCTGCGCGTCTCCACAGGTTATGCCACGCATCGTTACGTCCATTGGCTGTTGATCCCATGACGTAGAATCCGTCTTTAGCAAGAAAGGTACGAATGAGCGACTTTGAAAGCTGTGACGAATCCTTCCAGTGAGCCAACTCGTCCAGCATCGCGCATCGAAAACCCTTACCTCGACCAACACCTGAAGGTCTGTTGGCATTGTCTGCGTACACCCAGTTCTTCAATCCTGGGCGGCTTGTTCTTAAATTTTCATCTGGCTCGTCAAAGCAGTACACCTTTCCATTCTCGTGCTTCATGACTCTTGGCTGCATCCACCACGGCAGGAATGAGAAAGCGGACTCGTACATCTCCATGTTGTACTTTGCGCCGTCTTCATCCTGAGACACAAAAACTGTGTTGGTGTGCTTATACCGAATTACTGTCTTGTGAAGGAACTCGCCAACCATATAGGTCGTGTATCCCATGCGGCGAGCTTTATCGACAATTGCACGAACACGCCCATACTTCTTCTCCAGTTTTCTCAATTCATCATGGAGAATTTCTTGGCTGTCAAAAAATGGGTAGAGACCTTGGAAGCCTTTGTCTTCAGTTCGGACGGCGTAGTAGTTAGAGAGAAAATATCGAGTGTCAATCAGGGAGTGGTAGCATTCACCATCGATCCATTCATTATCGGCAGAGGAAAGCGAGGCTCGGGCTTCATCATCCCCTATGTTGCCGGCCCGGTACTTCTGCCGGTGCATGTCGAGGATTTCTATGATCTCTCCAAGGTACTTGTTCGCCCGAATGATCGACATACTAGAGCCACCCGTCGAAAGCGCCAGCGTTCATCAATCGTCGCATTTCTTTTTTCCAGTTTTTTCCTTCCCCCATGCTGCGACCGAATTTGCTATTCACTTTCATGTGGGCCATTTCATGAAGTAGGGACAGTCTGGTTTCATTGACATTGAGGTCATCCGGCAAGAGTATTGCCTTTGGGCACGGATGCCCTGCAACCTTACCCCCATAGCAGCAGAGTCCGTCTACGTCGTCATAGCCGCCAAGTCGGGTTATTTCACGCCTCGGAAGAAACATGAGCAATACTTCTTCAGTTGGAGGAATGGTGTTTCCAAAATGCCTATTGCGAAGGACTCGATAGTCCCGCATCAAGTCGATGATTCGCAACTCTGCGATGGTTGGAGTCACCATCTTGATGCGTTCTACTTCCGACTTGGAGAGTTTGGATACCACTATTCTCCCTCTTCGTCTTCGCCGTCTTCATCGTCGCTGCTAGGAGGATCTTCATCGCGGTCCAGATACCCAGGCACAGCCGCTACTTCGGCAGGGAGCAAGTTCTCTTCTGCGGCCCTCTTTCTCAGCCGGTCCATCCTCTCTTCTGTGGTCTCCGCTGTGCTCAGATTGGCTACCTGATTCGTCTGGTTCACGTTGATCTCCGCAATCGGCTGCTTTGGTTGCTTGGCGACAATAATGTCCTTTACGATGCGGCTGGCCTCAAGGCGCGTGGTCTTGTCGTCCTGCTTGACGATCTTCTTCTTCCCAGTGTTTGCGTCGTTGATCTCGACCAACTCAGTCGCCTCCAAGAGTCCGACCATGCTGTTTTCGAATGCCGGCATCACCCTGAGAATTGATTCGTTAAGACGAAGTTCAACTCTCCCAGATTCATTCTGCCTGTTGTAGCTTTCGATCTGGCGCACGGAATCCTTGACGGTCTCGACGCTCACGCTCTCAGACTTGGCGATAGCCTTCAACCTTTCAGGCTCGGTCCCGGTGAGCGCCTGAAACTTCACAAACCGCATCAAGTGACGCGGGTCGCGCATGTTGTGCTTAGAAAGTGCAGTCGCCATTACTTGCCCTCTGGTTCACCGCTCAAGTCAGCAAGCTCCTTGAGTCGCGCATGATCTGCTTCGCGGGTTGCGGCCTTCATCCTCTCCTGAGTTTCAAAGTCCGCAGCCTGGGTGTCTCTTTCTTGTTCGAGCACTTCCTCATCGGTCGCCGTCACGTCCACTTCTCGGGCAGATTCAGCGGGCGCATCCTCCTCCACAACTTTGATTGGGAACCTACCCAAATACGGGTCCGGCATTCTCGATCCGTACTGCTCCTGCTTGGGAATGATCGACTCCGGTTCGTCTCCCGGAGTTGCAACCGGCGCCGACTGTGCGATCTGCCGAAGAATGGAAAGGTCTTCGCGGTAGGACCTCGCTATCTCTGTAGCGTCCTTTAGGGTACTGGTAAGGTCGTTGGCGACACTCATAATTCGCTTGGAGCCCGTCACAACCCAGCGCACGAATGTCCATACGCCGAGACAAGCGAAAAATCCACCGACAATACAGAGCCAGATTATGCCTGTCATTCCGCAATCCTCACTTCACTTCCGTCATCACGCAACGCAACTATCTGCGACGAAGAATTGGTCATTACTGTTGAGTGGACCTTGTAGTTGCATCCAGTTTCTTTGTTCTTGCAGACGTACTCCAGATGATCGACAACCTGTTTCTGTCCCCTGCGGCCCATCACTACCTTCGGCTTCAAGACGGTTCCGCAACTATGACACACGAGATTGGCCGCGACTAACGGCGAAAGGTCCGGTATTGACATGCCCATTCTCCTCATTCCTTCTTGTTTGTGCTCTGCGCATTGCTTTCCAATTGTGAAATCGTTCCAGAACCTCTTTCCTGCGCCGCTCTGGAACCCTGTCAACGAAAAATGTTCCCGTCAGATGATCGAGTTCATGTTGAACGATTCTCGCCACCGATCCCCTAAACGTCAACTTCTTTCGCTCGTATGGAGTTTCTGCTAGAGAAGCCTCAACGTCGACGATTTCAAGCCGTGGCACCATGCACTCATTTCCCGAAGGCGGCAAACTTAAACAGCCCTCCGGTTCCTTAATCTCTTTTCCGTACAACCTAGTGATCTCCGGGTTCACTAAACCAATGACTATTCCGTGACTCCTGCCGATCAATACGAATTGCTTGAAGCATCCTATCTGCGGAGCCGCCAATCCCAGTCCATCAGCCTTTCGCATCACTTCTAGCATGTACTCGAACAATTTCGGAATCTCCGGCCACTCAGCCTCTTCGACAGGCTTCGCAAGGATGTTGTTCATCTCTGGCCCATAAATAGAGAGCCTAAAATTCCTCTGAAAGTACATTGCCCTCACCTGGGTACAACAATACTCCCAGCAGCCCTCGACCGTTCGGCCTTGAACATAATCTCAATTGCTTCAGGGATAGCCGAGTTGCCAATCAATTCAAGACGATCTGTGTCCGCCCTCAACCATTGAGGCATATACATCTTATGCGTAGCGCACCGCGTCCCCCTGGCGCACTCGCAACCAAGAAAAGTGTCAAGCCGCTCTCGCGCCTTCGCGGTCCAGTCAAAATGTTCGGGGTAGATTTGCGGCAGAAAATAATCGGCGCAGAAGCATAGACCGTCAGACCTCAACCCAACGGCTCTGCCGGTCACTATCGGTCCAGCGTTGCTCGGAACCAAGACAATCATGTAGCCGACGTTTTTCCACGATGACGTGTCGGCTGCGGGTTGACTTTCTGGAACCGCAATTACTTCCGTGGTTGGCGATTCCTGCTTCTCTTTGCGCCGGTCAATTACCTCAAAATTCGACAATGTAATCTTCCCCCTCGCTGGTTATGGTTTCACCCGGCAGTAGGCAGTACGCGAACGCTACGCGGCTATCATTCTTCGCAACGATCTCTCGAAGGACTACGCATGATCCTTCTATCTCGACGTAGCCTTTAGCTACCGAACGCTTTCCCCCGTTCTTTATTTTCAGACTTGCCATTGCTCACTCCTTAGTTCGGCTTTGGTTTGTTTTGATCGATGGCATCCTTGATGTTCGACACCATCATTTGATTCTCTCCGGTTTTGAATCCCTCACGCGCCTGTTGCTCAAAAGCAATAGACGTTGTTTTTGATGCAACCTTTAGAACCCCAATCTGGAGCGCAAAGTCTATGAAGTTAACCTGCATCTCCAAACCCATAGGAGAATGCACGATCACGATAATCGGACACCCCTCGCGCTCCTTCAAATGGTTCTGGACCGCCTGCATGAATCCTTCGTGGGTCATAGGGGACTCCATTAGTTCACCGCCGCTCTGTGTGTGATAATCGTTCGGTCCTGAGAGTAAATCTCAGTGATCTTTGGGTGGCAAGCGCAGTCACGCCCCAAGTTGTGAACCCCAAAGTTCAACCGCTGCGGGTCCGGCTCCTCTTTGAAGGGAACAATATGAGCCACGTTGTCGTAGCGAGGGTCTTCAGGATCGAAGTCTGTCGACGGAGTAATAATCTCCAATGCTCCGCTCTCCACGTTCTTGACTACGACCAGCCAGCGCATTACTTCTTTCCCTTCCCAAAGAATTCCGCGATCTTGGCTTCAATCGCCAGCACTCGCGGGTCGGCAGGGCGCCGCTTGATGCGGATCTCAAGATAGTACGTGTTCGGAATCTTGTCCGGGTTCGGGTTGTCGTTCTGGTGGAAGTCCCACTCAAACACCCCGGTATCCCACTCGTAGGTCGTTGAGCCCCACTGAACCTTCGACTGGTTCTGCTGAATCGGAAGCCGGAACGCCTGATGCAGCAGCGTCTTTAGTTCGGCCCACTCCTCAACCGTGACGTTCTCGTACTTTGTTACTTCGTTTGCGAATTTCTCTTTCATGCTGTCTGTTCTCCTTCTTTGTTCTCTGGTGCGTGATTCTCGAACGGCAGAACCGGATTCTTTGCCGCTCGCTTTCCATGCCCTCGCGTCCACGGCCAGATGTAGCGGCCGGCGAACCAAATGCTCAATCCGGGGTTCAATGAATTCTTCGGACCCAGGTAGATCCCGAACTTCAAATCCTTTTGCGTCAGTCGGACTTTCATGGACTACTCCCTCTTCCATTGGTAGCCGCGAAGAACTAACTCCTGAAGCGCTAAATACCTCGCCTCTGTTGGCGTTGGCATCGTGTCTTCGTTGTTGTCGAGAAGGATTTCCACCAACCGCTTGTCGCTCGGCGCCTTGCGCTTGATTGCCGCCCTCGCTTCATCCGTCAGTACGATTGTCTTTTTCATCGCCACTCCAAATTTTGGAATCCAAAACCGCTCAGTCGTCCTATCGCCGCGTGATGACATCCTTCAAAATTAAGGTCTTCGCCATCTCCAGCATCCCCAACCGCGTCGACAAAACCGATGTCGATCCGAGTGTGATGATGTCGCCGCCGGCTTCAGTCATAATCACAAGACACTCGACCGCATCGCCAACCTCTTCCATCGCCTTGACCAGCGTCTCTGTCGGAGTCCTCTTGATTACATCGCCCATTCTTACCCTTCCAAAAACCGCTAGACTTTTCTCCATCGGTCCCTGCCGCCGACATATATATCGCGGACGCGCTCAACGTAAATCACTGCCTCCGGATTCATCCCCCGCGCTCGCTCAATGGCTTTGGCTTGGGTTGGGAGAATCGCGCTGGCCCGTTCCGAACCCGGCCTCCGTATCGCATACTCGCCGGTCCTTGTCTTCTCGATGTACAGTTCAGACTTTGCCATTCGACCCCTTCCAAAAACCGCTCGAAAACCGCCAGCCCGCGCCAGCGGGCACCGTCGTGCCACGCATTACACTAACTCTTCAACTCGACTCACATTCGACAACGCAGCGAACTGAATCAACTTACCATCCTCCACGCGGAACAAATCCACATATTCTGTCCCGCACGACCAGAAGTGACACTGCCACTCCTCCGGTGCATTATTGTGAAATGTCACCTTCAACCTGATCGGTCTCACCGCTTCCGTATTCAATATCCCTCCAACCTTTCTGCCTACATCCACATCATTGCACATCTTCACGCTTTTGTGTTGACCAACTCAAATACACAACTTTTCAAAACTTCAAAACTGCTTACATCATTTCAACTTCTTGGATTTTGAAAATCTGTTCGCTGGACCAGTCGCGTAGCGACCGGACCCCCACCCCACCCCCTTGCGCCGGGTCCGTTGCGGCGTGCGTGCTGGGCGGTGGGCGCTGGCCGTGGCAGGGCGGCGGGGCAGGGGCAGGGCAGGCGGGAGGGGCTGGGCCAAGCTGCGGAAGGCGAAGCGGAGGCAGGGTACCGGGACCGATGGAAGGCTCAAGAATGGCACCGGGTGGCGTCAATCATTAGAAGTGGGCGCGGTGAAGCTGGTACAGGGTGCCATGAGGCAGGCGAAACTGCCATGCTGTAGTATGTCCAGCTTGGCTGCGATGCGTCCTAGAGGCGCTGGTCAGGCCGTTTCAGGACACAACAAAGCCCCAGACGTATCTGGGGCCAGTCTTGCCGATCCTGCCGCTAGTCGAGGTAGAGCCGGGTATTGATGTTCTTGAACTGGTCTTTGCCGTTGTAGGTTCCCATGTACATCCAGCCTCCGGCGTAGTTCCATTCCCCATCTTTGCCGCTGAGCCTGCCTGCTGCTATCGCCTCTTCAAATGCCTGCCTGCTGTCCTTGAATACTGGTGCTGTCGTGGTTGCCATGTTCCCTCCTGCGGTCTTGCCGCATCCCCAACTTATCGCGGCTCAGGGCAAAAGAAAAGCCCCCACCGAAGTAGGGGCGATTCCAAAGTTTGGAAAGTTTCTACTGTATGACGTGCTGCCGCTTGCCGTTCTGCTCGATCACCGTATCTCTGTTGAGGTAGCCGATTATGCTGCTCTCTGAGAGTGGAGCCGTCGCCCTGGTGTGAAACTCTCCATAGCTCAGCGCGAACCCTGGCAGGGCGCGTACTGCGTTGTAGGCCGTCGCTACCAGACAATCAACCACATACAGATAGTCGCTCATGCCGCCGCGCTGCGCGTGGTCAAGCTCCTGAATACCGTTCGTGCGGATCGTGCCGGAAACTTCCGCGATGACTCGATCAATGATCTTTGATGCTTCCAAATGGTTCATGGTTCTACCCTCCAAACAGCGTCGGGTTAACCTTGCCGAAGAACAGAGGAGAATCATTCTCCATGCTCCCGGCTCGGTGGTTGATGTCGGCGAGGGGCTTTAGCATCTCTGCGGTTAGCTCCTCGGCTTGCATTGCGGCTGCGGCCTGGGACTGCTCTTGTACGGCCGTCTCCATGCCGGCGAAGGTGTGAGAGGTTACAGGGCGATGCTTTGCCATACGTCAATCCTTCCTTGAGTCCGCTTCCATCCCTGCCGGTCAAGCTCAGCCGTCAAGGTCTTGTCGTTGTAGTCCGCTGCCGGGAGTTTGATCTCTCCGCGCCGATCCGCTTCGATTACTGCGTTGATCTCTGCGGCTGTGAACTTGCTTGCTAGTTGCATTGTGTTTCCCTCCGTAGTTGCATCATCCTCCAGTCTCAGCCGGTCTTCAAGTACCCTCAAAAGCGCCATGCCCTAGTATGTCCGACCGTCTACGGAGAGCGCCTAGAGCCTCTGAGCGGGGGTTTTGGACGTGAAAAAGGCCGATCCCGAAGGACCGGCCCATTCTCGCACTCGCGCTCTACTGGGTAATTCCGTCCATTGCTTCCCATATGCAGGTCTGGTTATACTTTGCTCCGTCTGGTGTCTTCTGTCCGGTTAGCTCTGCCGCCAGCTTGCGCGATGCCCTGCCGCGTCCATACCTCAACACGAGGTCTACAGCGCGGCGATAGAGCGGTTCGTCATTGTTGATCCACAGCGAGACATTCCAAGCGTTCCAACTGCGATGCCCTTGATACTCTTTTGACTTCCCCATTGTTGCACCCTCCGCCAGCCTTCCGGCCAGCCGTTACCATGCTACCAACTCGTAGATTGCTGCATACACCAGCAACCCAAACGCTACCGCTCCGGCAAACCCTTTTACCTGTCTCCAAGTCTTCGGGTCGCCGTTCATCAGGTTGTAAATCCATTCATCCATCACAGCACCAGCCCGATCAAAAGCATTATGCCGGCTGCAACGATCCACAACGACCTGTACACGGCGCGGCTTTGCGTCCACTTCGCCCAGGTCAGGAATACCGCTAGAGCGATTACCAAACCCCACGGAACTACCATACAGCCACCTTTCCCAGCCGCCACGACACGAAAACCGCCGCAGCAGCTACCCCAACAAAGAACCCAATCACGTAGGCCATAAGCCCTCCATGACCCAACTATGCCCCCAAACCGCTACGGGTTCAAGGGGTCACTTAACTGATCTGGCTTCCCATCCGGTGATTAGATCTGTGGCCCAAAGGAAGTTTGCAGCGGTAGGTCTCCCCAATATCCGAAACGTACTCGGTGTATTCGCATATTGGTTCCTCGCTCTCGATCTCTCGTGCCTCGATCTGTCGCACTCGCTCTATTAGCGGGATCGCTCTCGGCGTCTCTGGCTTCTTCTCGATAATCATTTGCGCAGCCTTCTCCCCGTCGCTATCGCTGTTCCATATCCTCGTTCGACACTTCGCGCACTGCTTCGGGGTTACGCCCGCCTGCTTCAACCAAACATGCCCGCATAGGTCGCACTTCCACGCTTCAATCGTTATACATGCCATGAGTGCATTGTAACCAAACCCGGTGAGTGCAATCAACTCACCAGCCCGCTTTTCTCCACTTCTTGGTGAGCGCAACACACTCACTAGCCCTGCCTACGGTACTGTAGTACCACATTCGAGCGTATTTATAGGGCGCTCCAGAGGGCCGAGGAAAGGCTCATCCATCGCGGTCTTTTCGGCTGGCTGTGGTTGTGGTTTGTCTGTGTCGGTGTAATTGGTGAGGGCGTCTGCAAGCGTTACTGATTTTGGTGTGGGATGGGCAAGAGAAAGCCCGCGCACTTGGGAAGGTGAACGGGCTAAAGTAGTTAATGTTGTGTTTTAACTGGCTTCGGTCTCGCAGATTCCGGTCAGGATGTACTTGTCTGTCCAGTCGATGCCGCAAGCATTGCAGTGCATATCCTGAAGCGCCAACCCATCGTTAATGGAAATGTCTCCACCTTGCAGGTCGCCGCTTTCGCATTGCGGGCAAACTACGCCAAGGCTTGAGACGTACTCCTCTTCTTGGTGTTTGGTGATTGCTGCCTTCACTTGCTCCATTTAGAATCCTCGCTTTCACTTTGGTTGTCTTCTCTGCGGTTTTGAATCACTATTCGTAGTGTTTCCGCTCACAGTCCGCACAGAGAACCCATTCCCCAACGATCCCCAATTTCTCTGTGGTTCCGCAACAGTCACACCGGCTGTCGTCGTAAATCTCCGCCTTCGGTCTCCTGTTGGCGTCTATGCCCGGCTCCCGATACGGACTGTCGTCTCTTAGCATCCCTATTCCCTCCATTGCGGTTTTAGGCCGTCGCCGGCCGGTTCAAAACAAACTCATCTGCCGCTCAGGTTCCGGCGCCCACTCTTGCACTTCCGGCTCCGCTTCCATGCGGCTTGCCACTACTGAGACTGTACCTTGCAATGCAGGCTGGTGGTAGGGGTCGGTTATGTCCCTGCCGCAGATCCCGCACTGGTACGGCTTCTTGCGGCTTTTATCCACGAAAGCATGGAAAGCCTCATCTGCCGTTGCCCAGCCGAACCTTGCTCGGTTTCTCATCGCACCCTCGATTCCAAATTTTGGAATTTCTCAGCCCTGGTAGTTCATCACAGCTATGTCGAAGTCTTCCGCTCGCATGTCCCGCTCGTGCTGCTTCCCGCAGCCGTCGCCGGCACACATCACTTTCTTGGTTGCAGGGAAATACAAGGCATCCTCGCCTTTCTTGATGCCAAAGCCGCAGCGTGAACACTTCCCGCCGTAGCGGGTTTTCAGCCAGTACGGAGCAGTGTTTCTCTGACGGCCGCTCACTGGAGAACCTCGACCGCTTCCGCGATTTCCTTGATCCCTGCGTCTGCCTTCAGTTCCAATGCGAGATATTGAAGTTCTGCGCCGTCTTCCACACGGCGAACGGTAAGCTGCTCGTCGTACTCCATGATTCCAGAAAACTCCCGCTTGATGATCGTGCAAGGGTTCCCATATTGCGTAAAGATTGCCATTATCCCTCCATGCGGTTTTGCCGCATCCCCATAGTGGAGTAGAAGAGGCTTAGATTCAAGCCCCCTGCTCAGGCTGGACGATACACAGAAAACCGTTGCTCGTCCTGATAGGCTGTTTCGTCTTCGACCTTGGCCGCTAGGTCCGGCCTGTTCTCGACAATCCACTTAGCCGTAGGCTGCAATTCCTCGTCAGAGCAGTTTTCCAGAACCCGCTCCACGTCTGACCGGCGAAGCTGAGCTATGCTGTCGGCTGCAATCTTGATAATGAAGTCTGGTTGCCTCATCCTATCGGCCTCCTTCCGCGCCTTGTCTACCGATGTGAAAGTTTTAGGTGAATACTGCCATCCTTCAAGGTTCTTCCAGCGGACTCTCCACACTAGATTCTGCATGGAGCCTCCAGCGCGGCCAGGCGATAGGCTTTGATCCTGCCGGCCTTGATCCAGGCCTGAACGGTCTGGGTGGAGCAGCCGAACAGCTCGGCAGCTTGCTTGATGGTGAGGTCAGTATGGGTCACAGGGCGACTCCTCTCGCCTTTAGCGACTCTAGGTATGCCTCGGCACGAGTCGGTTCCGTGTGGGAGATGAGCGCCTCTTTGTCGTACCACCATGCCCACTTGAGACGCTTGCATGTTTGGCTTCCGTCGGTGCGCTGGCAACCTCCGATCAGAGTCCCATCGAGGAGCACGAGGCGAGCGGGACAACGCAGAGTCTCAAGGCGCTTCGCCATGATCGCAGCATTCCCTTGCCGCATCTCAGACGCCCCATTGCGGGCAGTCCAGTACAGTTTGGCGATGTTATAAACAGTAACTGTCATTGCAGCCTCTACCCGGATAACGCTCCGAGCTAGCGGTTTAGTGGGATATTGCACCTGGCGGATGCAGACTCTTGGTTGGTCATGGTCTGTCTCCTTAGATGATTGACGGTCAAGTCAGGCT